ACAGAATATCTCCAATGAGATTGAAAAAATCTTCATTGAATTGTTCTCTTTGTAAACTATTAGGATCAACTATATCATATTCAAACTTAAAAGGCAAGGTTCCATTTTCAACTTTTTCTTTTGGTAAAGTTACCTTACCATATTTGTAAACCACACCATCAAACTTACCACCCCTTATACCTATACAAGTCCAAGCAGTTTTGTTATCTGTAACAAAAGTATATCTATCCCTGATATTATCCATACTTAAACTCTTTATCAGCAGCCTCTTCCAACTTCTCCATGACTTCCTCTGTGAAGAACTTCTCTGGATCGTTGTTGATGGTCTTACCAAAAGTCTTAGTTCCATCAGGCAACTCAATACGAGTACTGACAGATTTAAAGATACCATATTTCAATGCAAGATCAAGTAGGCCATAGTGTTTGTCAAGACCACCACTATATGACAACCTAACATCTACCATCTTATTCTCCACAGTCAAACGAGACTTGTGGTTTTTACAATGGACAATATTACCAATTACCTCTGTACCATCTTTCTCTTTTTTCTTGGAAAGATAGATGATAGATGAAGCAGCATACTTCAATCCAGAACCACCACCCATTTCTTTTGTCGGGAACATAGACCCAACCACATCATAGGTATGATTGGTAACCACCATAGGGACTTTTGCCCTACCCAACTTGAGAGTTAGAACACGAAACGCTGCCTTGAGAACTTGTGCCCGTGTCATATCTCTAGTTTCTTTACCCTCAGCAGTATCTTCTACCTCTTTAGTAGTAGACAACATACCAAGAGAGTCAAGACATAAGAACAATGGTTTACGATCTGCCTCATCCTGTGCAAGATAACTATCTAGAACTTTAATTGCTTGTGTGCGAAATTCCTGTACAGTAGTGACAGGTATCATCACCATACGATTGGGGTCAATACCCCTCTCTTTAATCATACTAGATGTGATTGCACTCTCACTCTCAAAATAGATTACTCCAGCATCTGGATTTGCATCTAGGAAGTTCTTAACAATACCCATCAAGAAAAATGTCTTACCTGTTGCACTTTCACCAGCAAGTGCAGTAATCTTATTAGAGGGAAGTCCACCATTTAGTGAACCAGACAACAATGCATTAAACACATAACTGCCTGTGTCAATAAAAGTATCGACATCTCCCGCTTCAATTCCATCTGCAACCAGAGTTGCATATTCATTACCGACATCTTTAATTACTGATTTCAAAAAATCACTCATAATATCTCCTTTCAATATATAATACTTATCAGTCTAATTTACATATAAGAATTTCATGTGACTCCTTTTTACTATGTGTCACATTCCTCTCTTTTTTATTTTTACCTACTCTTTTCTCACCAGCTTGGTAAGAGTAATGCCATTGAGGATATGATAAATCAAAATCCTTATAATAATCACGGATGGTTTCACAATTGTTATAGGATAAAATAAAATTACCTTTATGGTTATGCAACAAATCTCTCAACATCTCATGATCAAACCCCTTATGATGAACGTCAATATTGCAATTAGGATACATACCCTTCAGCATTTTGTTGTCGTTATCTTTATCAAGATAATAGGGTGGGTCAAGGTATAAAAAATCATCTTTATGATTAGGGATCACCTCTTCAAAACTTCCCTTATAAACAGACAAATTAGGATTATTATATGCTCTTACACGATCTACTGCTTTATTCCATTTGTCTTGATCTTCATAAATTTTACTCATCCAACCTAAATACATAGGCCCATAGGATAGATTGTGGTTAAAGAAATAGTATGCGGCCGCAGTTATATCATCAAGTGATATACTCTCTCTTTTATAATAATCTGTCTTCCATTCAGACAATATATTCTGAGTATAGTCCCATTGTATGAGAATTTCCTTTATCTCTTTATACTTATCCTTTGTAGGTGGTAATGTTGATAATTTATCAGCAAGTCCATTTGGATTTGTTAACAACACATTCCAAAAGTTAGTAAGGGCATCAAATATATCATATGCAATAACCTCTATACCAATTTCTGTTGACCAGCGAGACTCCAAACTACCACCACCCATAAAAGGAGATACAATCCTTTCTGGTAATGGTAATTTAGGTATTTGTTCTGTTATAACATTATATGCTTTTGACTTACCACCAGCATAACGTATAGGGGTTTTCATTATTCAGTATCCTAAAAAAATGCTTCCAAACTTCCCTGTTCAACTTTGTAGTTCATTAGTAAAAGTTCCTTACGTTCTTTTTGATTTTCCATATAATCCCCCACACTTCGCATAGTGTATGTCCAGTTTAACTCCACCTGTTCCCAATCTCCAAACCTATCTTTTACAGATTGATCAGCATTGTAACTAATCATGCAGTCCATACCAGAATCATTGCAATGTTGAGCAAATATATCATGGTCAAATCCCTCATGCATACTCCCACGTTTACCATATAGGTTGTTAGCGTTTTGCTTTGTCAACTCATATGGTGGGTCTAGATATACGAAAGTTTTGGGAGACTTTGTTAACAATGCACTATAGTCATCATTTGTAATTTTCCAGTTTCGTATCAATTTCTGATACGCTGGTAATTTAACTATATTGTTTCTAGTAAAAGTCTGGAAGTGAGATGACTCAGAAAATGTTCCTGTCTCTGTTAACCCACTAAAACTATTCTTGTTAGCGTAGTAAAATGCAACTGCCTTATCAAGATCAGTGCTCACATCATCATTGATAATTTCTTTTTGTTCACCCAAAATAGTTTTTGCTACTTCAGCACTAATACATTTGTCTTTAATTTCCAAAAGACATTCAGACATTTCTGTACCATTACTTTGTATATGTATCCAGAAATTGTACAAAGCAGGATATAGATCATTTACCCACACCTTCATATCTGGGTATTTTTTTGTTATCTCAATTGGAAAAGACCCACCACCAAGAAATGGTTCACGCCATTCTTCATATTCTCCCATGTTTGGAAGATACTCATAGAGTAACTTTGTCCACTTAGATTTTCCGCCAGGATAACGTAAAGGTGTTGTTAATATGGGTGCTCGCATTAAAAAAAGTCCTCTAAACTGCCTTGAGTACCATAACTGGTATCAATCAACCAATTCATTTTATCGGTAATAATTTTGAGTGGTTCAACAAATGATTTTTCATATTGCATATCAACATCAACCAAATTACTAATATTAAGTTCATTGGGCATGTCCGTAATAAACGCAAAAGCAGTAGATTGATATATGTTGGGGGTTCGTAAGTGTAAGAATTTTATTTTTTCACCTTCGTTAATGTATGGATACTTATTACCCAACTTATTTTCTTTGATCAAATAGTTATATAGAATTGCACCCTTAACATGAATTGGAGCGCCCTTTCTAAACAAATTGTGATCTGTAGTCCACCTTGAAAGTCCATTGCAACTTCTAGGATAGGCAATATCTTCTGATGGCAATTCCATAAACTCTTCTCTAAAATCTTGTATAAATTTGTTTAGAGTTTTCTCATCTCCATTCATAATAATATCAAGTGCTTCTTTAATCTTCTCTCGGCAAGCAGCGGGGGTTGAAGACTTGACTGCTTCGATGCCCATGATCTTGAGTTTAGGTTCTTTGTACCTTACTCCTTCAGAGTCATGGACGTTGAGAATGTACCTTTTCTTTGCAGTCCAGATTCCTTTGTCTGCGATGACTTCCCTCGCCATGAACATCTTTTGCTGATACGCTCCCATAAGGTCAGCAAGAGATTTATAAGACTTATTAATAAATGGTTCCAACTTATCAGTTGCCACTTTATCCAAGAATTCGACCACTTTGCTAGTTTGTGGTGATTCACCAAACACTTTGCTAACAAGAGAGTCAAAGGTAATGTATACCGAATCCGTGTCAGAGGCAATAACATAGTCCTCTTTATCAGTTTCCAACAATTTGTTGAGATAGGCATTAAGAGATTTTTCAATCCATCGTATAGATAACTGACCAGAAGTTGTAATCGCTTCAGCATTTCGCAGATCAAAATAGCGAAACCAATTATTCCCAATAGCACCATACGCCGAATTGAGAGATATCTTCTTCGCCATCTGGATGTTATTATATCTGGATATGGTTTTAAGGAGAGTTTTATCCTTAGTGTCCTCATATGATTGCTGAGCATCCAACATGAGTCTTTTATATTTTGTACGATCTTCATAGATAGTCTCCATCAATTCTGGAAGAAAACCTCTCTTGTCTTTACGAAAGAAAGCACCATTAGGAGTCAAACAATAATCAGAAGTATTCTTTACCTTTCCATTCAATATCTTTTCTACCGAAACTTTTGGGTTTGTATCACGCATTAATGTTTCAGGCGAGATGTTGTACTGCATGATCAAGTGTGGATATAGACTATTTAGATCAAAAGACATAACCCACTTGTGCATACCCACGATTGGGTCTTTAACATATGCACCCTCAAACTTTTCAACCTTTTGTTGATGAGGATTTTTCATAGGAATGACAATGTTCTTTTCCTTGAGATAATTGTAAATGAGAATATCCCAATAACGAACTGTACCCAAAACATCAGTATAATTAACCTTTGCATCATACGCCATGGTTAAACATAATTCAATGAGTTTTAATTTGTCTTCAAGTTTGTCAACAAGTTCAACGTCCGTAATGTTATATTCAATAAAAGACTGATAATCTTTAGTATACCACTCACGAAAAGTGTCATATGGATTACCATCTTTACGTTCACCTAGTTCAACAAATGCAATATGATCTAGTCGATATGACTCTTGGTTTGTATATGTAAACTTACGATACAAGTCAAAGTAATCAAGAGCAGCAACACCTTGTATATTATACACCTGTTGTTGGCGACCCATTTGATAGACTTCCCTATCTTGAACACCACCCCAAGGAGACAGACGTTTAAGTTCATCCTCACCAAATAATTTCTTGATACGATTGCAGAGATATGGTATATCAAAGAACTCTGTATTCCATCCTGTTACAATGTCTGGATGATGTTTCTCCCAAAACACTAGGAACTCTTTAAGCAGATGGACTTCATCTTGACATTGAATATAGGTTACATCATCACGATCATTTTGAAACTCACCAATACCAAAAACTACAATGCGTTTAGACTGATGGTTCTTTATCGTAATTGATAACATCTCTTCTGCCGCTTCTTTTACAGCAGGAAATCCATTCTCACATTGCACCTCAATATCAATGGTCACAATCAGTATTTGATCCATGTCCCATTTCATAGTACCTTTAAATGTGTCTGATAGAAAACAATAAGGGTATTGTGTATTACCATGAATAATATCGTGTTGGTCAGAATATTGAGCAATCCACTCCTTTGCTTCCCTCATAGTAGGATGCACTACAGGAGTAACATAACCACCATTTAAAGTTTTGTATTTTGTGGGTTTTTCTACGGATGCAAAAAGTGTAGGAGAATATTTAATTCTCCTATTCCTTCGTTCACCATCAACAACTTCACGCAAAAGAATGAAGTTGCCCCATTGCATAGCATTTGTATAAAAACTCATGATATAGTTATATCACTTCTCACAACAAAAGTCAAGTTGACTTTTTACCAATATTATATTTTGCCTCTAATATCCAATCATTCTTTTCACCGAATGATAATACCTTAATTTGACTCAAAGGAGCCAACTCTCCTAGTTCTCCAATAATATCAACAAGACCCCAATCTTTGAGTAAGTTTGCGATAGTGTTTCTACGAGAGATATCATTTTCTGTTAGATTTGTTTCTTTACCATCAAGAGCAAATAGTTCTTTAAAATGAACAATAAAGTACCTACCCTGTTTATGCAATATATGACAGGACTGATAAAGTTTTCTTTCTTTTCTAGATGCAACACCAATACGAGATAGAGTCTCTCGTACCTTGAGAAAATCATCTGGTTCCTTCAAGGACACTTCAAGCATCTGATCCTGTGACCAACTAACTTCTTCCATTTCTTCCACCTTTATTTAACTTTTCTTTTATAGCGGAAATCTGTTTTTCATCTAGTATATCAAGAGCAGCCTTTGCTTTTTGATTGTTGTATCCATAGAACTCTTTAACATCTTCTAGATTCTTTAATTTCTTCGCCTTCATCCAAGGAGTATATCTCTTCCTTGGTCTTATAGTATTTAGTAAATAGTCGAATTGGAGTTTCTTATCTAGATGATGTAGTCTATTAATTTCATTCACCAACATAAGGGTATCAGTAAATGGAGCAACACATTTATTTACAATGAAGGGAGCATACTTCTTTTCCCACATTTCATCTTCAGTATCTAGGAGATTTTCTTTAGTATTGTTAATTGCACCAAGGTAATCTTTTAACTCATACATTAATCAACAAATCCTTCACCTTTTCTCCAATGATGAAATCTATGACAAAATACTGCCCACAATAAATTTGTTAAACTATCGGATTTATAAGTTCCGTTCTTAACTTTCAATTCATACATCTTTATTTCTCTTACATTTAAATACCACGACAGTTCTTAGTTCATGACAATCCCTATGAACAGGTTGTGCTTGATGACGTAACTTGGCATCAAATACCATCAATCGGTTACCCACATATTCTACATACTCATTCACACCTAAAGTACCCTCTACCATAGTACCACCACCCCAATTTTTTTGCCAATCCATTCGAGGGTAATAAATCATAGTAAAGTCCCCATCATCTATATGCCAATTAGGACTTAACCCATAAGTATGACCATTAAGATAAAGTCTCTTATAAGTGTCTAAATCATATTTTTCCTCAAAATTAAATTTATATTTTGCAACATCCCATATTGGTTGTAACCACTCAAACCCATTGTTAACTACTCCCTCTGGATTATGACCAGCCAAAATGTGCCAGTGGTATCCTGGCCTATTTACATTAGAAGGATATTCATATTTCCAAGACAAGTCTCTTATTGATATGTCAATAAACTCACGAACATGAGATTCTAAAACATCATCATATACATCTACAGTCATTTCCACTTCACCTTTGCCATCACCTCTGTTAGAAATGCAAGAGTGTTTATCTCTTGATCTGCAACAAATGCTGACTTATACTGGTACTCACCCAAAAGCACAACAACAAGGGGAATACTATTACCATCCACGTGATCATACAAAGAATCATAAATGTTCCTAAAAATACGTACAGGATCATTATCAAGGTTATTAACAACCCATTTTCTAACATTGGTAAATTCCTTGTTTTTCATTGCCCCCATAAGTTCTTTCATATTTATCTCAGACATATCCACAAGCATACCAGCATCAATAACACCTGATACTGAATACCTTTGTAGTTCATTAAGAACCCTACGCCAATCTGGGAAGAACTTATTAATTACCTCTGCAACTACTCTCTTCTCATACTTAATGTTAACCTCATTAAGAATACCCTCAACTCTTTCCATAAATTGTTTTGCAAGTTCTGGTTTTTCGGAATTAGGTATAGAAAAATCAATAACACTACAACGAGAGTGTAGTGGTTCGATTAACCTATTCTTATAATTACAAGTGAGAATGAAACCACAATTCTTGTGGAATTCTTCTACGAACCCACGCAATGCTGGTTGTGTTGATTGTGGATTTAGATAGTCTGCCTCATCTATAATAAGATACTTACGGCCACCCTCTAACGAAACAGTAGATGCAAAGTTCTTGATCTTAGTTCTAAGCACATCAATACCTGACTCTTCAGAACCATTAATCATCATGTATGTAGAACCTAGTTGTTCAACTACCGCCTTTGCGATGGTAGTTTTTCCAACACCTGGCCCACCTGACAGAATTAGGTTTGGTAGTTCTCCTTGAGCAACAAACTCAGAGAACATGTCTTTTAGATTTTTAGGAAGTACACAAGACTCCACATCTCTTGGGCGATATTCCTCTACCCACAAAAAAGTATCCATAATATAAATTCCTCAAATTAAGCATTGTAAGTAGATTCGGGTTCTAATGCAATCCAGTATTGCACACCCAACTTTTCATTAACAAAAGTACTAATACTCTTTGAGGAAACTTGCACACGATATGTACTAGGAATTACCTTTAGATTTTCCACCTTAAACCAGAACTTGTAAGGAACACTCTTCTCAGTTTCATCAACATCAACTTCAATAGCAAAGTCATTTGCAGTAGTGTTCTTTTTATCTGTTACCTTGATAACTGCTGAACTTGCATCTTTACCTTCAAGACAAAGATCGGGAGCACCAATGACAGCAGCAGCTTTCTGAACTTCAGAGAGAGTTTTACTATCCAGATCAAAATTAACTTCTGTTTCTGGCATGGTCAATTCTTTTTTGGGAGTTGTTACAACAGAAGGATCAGAATACCAATATTTCAAAGATCGACCAGACTTACCATCTTCTGTAAGCATAACAAAATCATCTTTAAAATCTAGATTTGGTTTCTCGAAAAGAGAAAGACATGAAAGAAATTCATTCAAA